TGGCTTGCCAACCAAGCGGCAAAAGACTCTATGCAAGCGGCAAAAGACTCTATGGGAGTGACAGAAGAACAGATTACCCGCATCAAAAAATTGTTTGAGCTTGATGACACGCAAAATGTACTCAGAGAATATGAAAAGATAGTCGCTCAGCGCTATCAAACTGTCGGTGGGGTAGCTTCCAACAAAGGCTGGGAAGACCAGCTTCTTCCGCACTTACGGCAGCACTATATCAAGAATGAAATTGGCTTACCAAGAGAGTGGAGCGATGCGAGCGCTAATCTACAAGCAGCCCGACGCAAAGGCTCTGCGAAAGCCGCGAACAGGAGGCAGCTTAAAAGAGAATTTGGCGTGGCGGGTGCGCTTGACCCGGAGATCCAAAAAATGTCTTACCCCCAGCTCGTGAGAGTTGTGCTAGGAAAAGACCCAGAGAAATCCCAGGACGCAGCGAAGGAAGTGTGGCTACGGGTTGTAAAAGGTACACCGCCAGCGGAAGGAACCATCGCTCCAGCATACAAAGACATGAATTATCTCCAACTCACTACGATGCTGACTACTATTGAAAGAAAATATCAGAAACTCAAAAAAATGACACCCGCTGAACGTGAAGAGGTTCGGCAGATTAAGTCTGAACTCATACGGCGTGCAAATAATAAGCGGAACAAGCTCAATAAACCTCCTCCACCCCGAACAGACAAATCTGTACACGGCGAAGTGCGAGATATTGGAAATCGCCCTGTCGTAGACGGCATTCCGCACAACACTCGCTCGCATCTGAGGGAAATACTTTTCAGAATTACAGAAAGAACTCCTGAAAAGCAGATTGCTACTCGCACTGTGGCTTACAGGATTATGAATTTGACGGGCTTGAGTGACCCAAGACAGCCGATAACGAACAACCATATAGCCACACTGGCTGGTCGAGCAGTTGAATCCACGCCAGATAAACCATTGAATGATTTTTCTGACGAGGGGTTCAAGTCATTTCGCTCACAAGTTCGCAGTGCAGTAAAGAATAATGATGTAGTTAAGATGGCTCAGTTTGCCATTCGTGCTGGGGTCTTAAACGCTGAAGAACTAGCGGCTGTAAAACTATCCTTCAAAGATGAAGGCCAGTTCCTAGATCGCTGGGTTGCTCACGCAAAAGAAGGACGCGCTCCATTACGTGGTGTAAGAGATGAAGTTCTGCCGGATGTTGATTCCGCTATGGATAACATCACATCAAGCGTGGCTTATATCATGGATGGGATAGATGCCTTTGATAATTGGTATGTCACCCACCCACGCCTTGCTGAATTCGCAGACCCACTATTCGCACACAAGCCCAAACAGAGTCGAGACTTTGCTAGACGCTTGAGGGGTAAGAAATCCGTATCTCAAGACATGGCTGGCCCGTACGCCAAGGATGTCATTGACGCTATGCCTGTACGTACGAAACGTAACCTTCATGCGTTCATTGGCACTGGTATAGCAAGAACCGCTAACGGTGTTATCCCTTACTTCGTTAGATCCAATGGAGACACAGCCGCCGTCCTCCCAGTAGATGGAGACTTTGGCCCCGGCGTGTACGCCTCTACAAGATCCAAGCCATACGCAAAATCACTAAATGAAATTGTTGCTGAACATCTCAACGAGGTAGATGCTCCGGCAGAAAAGATAGCAACCGCAGACTCTCTCGCCACAAGACTATCTGATGTACGCTCAGATATTTCAGACGCTCGTGCCACTGCTGAATGGCACGATCTGAATGGGGTCGCCCGAGTTGGACAAGCAGACTTAGATAGTTTAATGACGGAACTGTTCGAAATCGAAGCCGGACTTGCATCTGATTTGCATAAAGTAACTGGTCGACATTACGACCAAGTATCTCCGGTGGTAAGCAACAGCAAGAAATATGCAGACCTATCACACGCATCTGATAACAAATCACAAGATTGGCTTATTAGGGAATTTATGAATCGCGTTGTCGAAGAAGGAGATACTATAGCGGTAAGCGCGAAAATTATGGGCGCTCAAAATAGACCCGGTGTTGAAGATAGGGGGCGTGCTTTATACGACGCAATGTGGAGGTCGCTGGCGAGCGATAAGATCCCTGAGTGGGCCACAAACGGTGTTGTGTCAGCGAAGGCTCGTGTTAATGAAATACTCAAAGACATGGGGTATGACGGCATCAAGTTCACTGGGTCTCATCGACTAAGGGGGGGCGCAAAAGATCAGCACACTGAATACGTGATTTTCAATAAAGATAACGTGCGTCGCTTGGATGATCCACGCTTTGATGAAGACGATGTGCTGACATTCAACACAGCGCCTGAAGACGCAACCATNGTTACACCAATTGTGCGAGACATCATTGAAGGGGGCGATGGAAGTAACGTAGGCGTTGCCCACACAATAGAGCGTGGTGGGTCAGAACCAACTGATCGGTTTGTTGATGATTTACGTGTACGCGTACGCGGAAAACCCAAGCCAGAGTCTATTGTTGAGGCTCACCGTAAGGGGCCGACATTCTACTTACGCAAAGGATCAAGCCGCTTACGTATGATTGGCGACAGGTACTTTTCTGACTTCTTCCAGAAAGATAAAGGCACGGGCATATTTGAAAGAGTTGATAGCGAGATTGGCCGCAAACTTATGCCGATTGTTCGCGCACTCAACGCCCTGCCGGGAAGCAGTAACGCTTTCCAGCGCTGGTTTAAGCGCTCAATAGATGTGCGACATCGCAGTCGCCCAACAGAAGCCGAATACAATGTAATGTGGGCGCTACGCACGGGAGAGGAAACCTTCCTGAAAACAGATGGAGAGCGTTTGGCTTACAGACGAATCAGGGAAACATTTGAGTCTGAAAAAGAACAACTTATACATTACGGGATCATGCACAGCGGTATCGCTAGGAACTATGTCCCGCAAATATGGTCACCCACGCGTATATCAAGAAATATTGTACGGGCTAGAGAGAAACTTGCCGACTACTTTCAACAGGAAGCCTTACTAAGAGATGAGGTCTTGTCTCGTGAGAAAGCTCAGGGCATTGCCAAGAGGATGATCTCTAAAATCTTGGATGATGACGGCGTTCACTTTCCACCGCAATACGCATCCAAGAACGAGCCGGGTCTTGATAACGTGGATTATCAGAGAATGATAATGCTCCAGAAGCCTGAGTTCCGAGGGAACCTGAAAGAACTGGAAGAGTTTCTTGAAGGAGACCTCTCCTCTATTCTAGCTAAATATCTGGATGGCTCATCAAGAAAGATTGAATTCGCTAAACGATTTGGACATGGTAACCGCGGCGCAATGATGTACATGCGTATCCTCCGAGAGGGTAACGAAGCGGCAATCAATGCGCTCACAAGACCGAGAGAGATCAGGCGAACCCGTAGAGGTATAGTCGATGGAGAAGTAGAAACGGTGCAGACCAAAGACGAAATACCCGCACCATTTGGAAAGAACAGGGTTGCCGCAGAGCAATTAGTCGCCAACCTAGTGGATGTACTGAACAATCCTGCTCGTGGCGGAGTTGTAGAAGCCGAACGCATCCTCAAGAACCCAGGATTACATAAGTTCCCGCTGTCCGAACGTAAGAAATTCCAATGGGATCGCCAAGCCGAGGCCATTGTGGCTGGCTTGGAGATGAACTTGCGTGGCGAGCTACCGCCAGCAGAGATACAACTAATGGAGAATCTCCTCATGGCTTCGCAAAGGAAGCAGTGGGGTACAGATTCGTACGCATATACAACGCAAAAGAAGATCTCCAGATTCCTACGCAACTTCAACGCACTAACGAAGCTGAGTTTCACCACGATTACGTCATTAACTGACCCCTTTATCCTCCTTATACGATCAGGCGAGATGGGTTCATGGCTTCGTGGAATAAGACGGTACGCCTCTGACCCAGACTACAGGGCGATGATTAAAGATGCTGGTCTGTCGATTGAAAACTACGTACACAATCGGCTCGTTGGTATGTACGGTGTAGACGCATCCAAACTTACGACCGCTTTCTTTAACGCATCCATGCTCACACCTTGGACTGACTCAATGCGTGACCTCGCGGGCATAGTAGCAATAGAGTGGTTTAAGACTGAACAGAAACGTATTGCCCGTCACGGCCTTAATAGTAGAGCGGGGCGCAGAGCAAAGCGTGTTCTTGAATCGTACGGTCTCGACGATTATGCGCGGCCTGACAGCCCATCCATAGAGGGCTTGATAAAAAGTCGTCGTCATCTTGGGGTAGAGTATGATGAAGCTATTGATCCTCGGCTCGTCATTGAAAATGAAAAGCTAAGAGACGCGCTCATTAAATTTGCGAACGATACTATTTTCGCGCCTAACACTAACGACACACCTCTATGGGCGCAGACACCAGCGGGTGCAATGATGTGGCAGTTGAAGTCCTTTCCCATGATGATGGCAAGGCTGGGTAAAGACAGCATGATGGAGATTTGGAAAGATCCAAAGAACTGGCACTCCTACAAGCCAATGATAATGCTTGCGGCTATGGGGCCAGCGGGTGGCGCAATGGCTTTAACAGCCAAAGACATAATTCAGATGCGCGGAAGCGAGGAAGAGGGGATTGTCCGAGATCGTAACGTAACAAGCATGAGGGGATGGCTTAAAGCAGTCGGCTATGACCCGGAAATACACGGCACAGACCCGAACGATTTTGCCGGGTGGTATTTCGAGGGCATGTTACACTTGGGTGGCTTTGGCTTGTACGCAGAACTACTTCATAACGCTGTCGAACAGGCTGATAACGGATACTATGGCTACACGCGCACAATAGGTAACATACTTGGCCCGTCGTTTGGAGAGACCGTAGGCGTTTGGAACGTGGCACAAGGTCTTGGCAATGTACTTTTCGGCGAAGACGATGGCCCCAATGGGCAAGCACGACAGGCGGCGCGTGAAGTAATACAGCGCATCCCAGTAGTTGGCGGCATTAAAGCCGCGAAAGAATCGTTGACTGACTTATGGGCAGGAGAGAAGAAGACAGGTGGGGGATCAAACACTCGCTACAGGCGCAAATACTCACGCTAATAGCATTTCGTAATCCTCGCATGGATCGACCGCAGGACGGTCATGTTTACCGCAATGCCATTGCTTATCTTGTGCGTATATATCTGGCTTGGCGTGCTTACACATAGAGCATTTGGGTGGAGCATCCAATTCCTCCGGGTGCCAACACGATGTACGCTTAAAGCATCCACGGCAACGCCAATCTGATTCCACCGGAGAGATGCGTTCCGGTTCCGTCACCGCCGTCCATATCTTTTGCTTCAGAGCAGACGCTTCAAACTCATCGTATTCTATAACCTCTATGTGATATCGACAGTCATCCTTACAGATTGCTACGAGAAAAGATTTGTGCATTCCGCTCAGGTGCATAGCCAACATACACTGTGCAAAATATTGCGGGTGTGAGGTCTTCACGCCCTTCTTCTCAAAGGCGTTGAACTTACTCTTGTTCATCGTCTTGATTTCTAAAACACATGGTTCCTCATCTACATAGATGATCCCATCCAGATGACATACCACATGATCGCCTAGTGCTGTGTACTCGTACTGATCTCCCGTGAGTTCGTCCACCTCACTCACGCCATACCCGCCCTTCTTCTTTAGGTCGTCAACGACCATCGGCTCAAGAGCATGTCCTACATTAAAGATACGCAGGAGTTTAGGGCTAGGGGAATTTTCAGGAAACCCGCGTAACGAATAATTCAGATACGCAGTACAGTCGTTACCAATGATTGACGCCCCTATGTAGGAGCGTGCCTTGTAGCGAATCTGAGCGCCCTCTTCTTCGAGAGCGCTCAGAATTTCTTGGGCAATCATAGGAACAATGAAGCGAAAACTGCAAACACAAGCGTAAAAAATATCACTATTAAGATAAGTTCCCAAGATAGTTTCATATCAGAAGTCCGGTAGTGAATCATCGAACTTGTCTTCAGCTTCGGGTACACGGGCGCTATCATTCGCTGGTAGCCGATAACCCTTCACCTCTGGCCGGGACTCCATCACCTTGCCCGTGTTTGGGTTGCGTCGTTCTTTAGACATACCCACAACCACACCGACATACAGACCACGTATTGAATTGATGTCGCCCGGATGATCTGGATCGGGATGACCGCCAAACTGCAACAGGCTTTTGAGTTGGCGTTGACCAATCTCTTGCGCCATGTCGCTCGTCTTATGCTTCACGTTAATCCAGTGCCTGATCGATCCAGAACCATCAATATCTTCCAGTTCAACCATGACTTGGTTGCCATTACCGTTTGCCATCTCCTGCCACTCAGCGTTTAGGACTTTCACATCATACCTACCTGGCTGTAGGATGCTGACGCCCCTCGCTTCTTTAACACTACTCAGATCGAGATCTGAAAAACTTGCAAATGTACTCATGCGGCTTTCTCCGTAGTTGATTTCTTAACTTCAGTAGGCTTTCGTTTCGTTTGCGCTTTGCGATATTTCTCGTAGCTGGCTTCATCTGATCTTATCAACTTGAGAAGCGTAATTACGTTATCGCATTGCTCAACTGGTTTGAGCCTCCCCCGTGGATCACGGGACTTCCCGTGCCATCCACGTACTTCCTCTGTGATAACCAAACGCTTGATCGTAGGTGCAGTTTTGTCACCATCGGTCACTCTCACGCCACAGAAAACGTGATCGAACAGCGCGGGTAGTTGCTTCGCGATCTTGTTGCCTTTAACAAGCGGCCAGTAGTTCACGTTGCCGTTGTCATCAGCCTCTTCAGATACCAGACATGTCATATATATGTGCATGTCTACGTCTCGAAGCCACTTCAGTGCGCCAATCATGAGGCGTGAATATTCACCCCATTTAACGAATCCATTAGTCACATCTTTGAACTCAACATCGATGTGTTCCATCAGTTGATCGGAAAGTTCGGTCAGGCTGTCCACTGCGAGCCAGTTATAACCTAGCTTCTTAAACTCTGGCGTGGACATCATTCGTGTAATACCACGAAACGAGTACACACCATCTTCTGGCCTATGGTCTCCGTCCCACGTTTTGAAATCCACGTACTCTATGTCTGTGTCTTCGAGAGATTTCAGACCCCCCTCACCTGATAAGATCAGACCTTTCCCGTACGCTTCCTGATAGTGCCTACACTGGTGTGTTTTCCCCCACCCGTGATGCCCCATCACTAAAGTCTTATCCTTAATAAACTTCGTCTCATTCGTCTTTTTCGTTTCAAACATCGCTCTGCTCCATGATTCTTCCTGCCTCTTCTTCCGTTGAAAACGGGGCAAGAGTTAAGCGTTCGTACGGTATGCGTTTCATCGCGGGTTCCAGAGCCTTACGTAATGGTTCTGGCAATCGATCAAACTCTTTGCGATGGATCGAGAGCTTCAGCGCTTCCGATAGCATCTTGTCTTCGATCATCCCCTTCAGAATATCTGAATCCCAATTCATACGAGAGTGTGTTTTCAGGACTGCACATACTTGTCCATCCAAACGAACAGCCCTCGTACTACCGGGTTCCATGGATTCAGGAAACATACCCCGCACGTCCTTCTCCACATCTTCAAGGATTGACTCAGCGGCTTTCACCCGCTCCTTCGCCTCCATCCATCGCACACCACAGGGCGTTTGAAGGGTGTCTACAGGTATCCTCTCCCAATCATCCCATTCATCGGAGACGACAGCAGATAACACTGGTTTCTTCGGCATTTTATCCCCCTTGACCGACTGAAGAGTAACGGATATTATACGGTCTTTGGTGGGTTGTCAATATCTTTCGGTGTCTGAGGGACGCCTTTATTCTGGAACGGAGGTATCATGAAAAAAACTATCGATATCCGAAAAATGGTCAGCGACCAAGGGGGAGCAAGGGCTGTTGCTGAAGCCATTGGTGTTCCTAGAACCGCCCCATATCGATGGAGTCGTACCCGTAACATCACGTTGCGAACGCTTGAGCGAATGTTGAGCGCATTCCCTCAGATTAAAATTGAGAAGTACGTACAGGAGAGCAGTGAGCATGAGTCAAAAAGCGGAGAGAGGGTCAGTTGATGCGGCGATTGAATATCTTGAGTTGGGTTGGCCCGTTATTCCAATCAATCCGAC